GGAAACCGGCGCCGCTTTAGGCGACGAGACGGTCGACGACCCGGATCTCACGGATCCCGACGAGATGGAGGACGAGATCGATGAAGCCCTCGAAGAAGGGGATGCGCGCAAGACCGGCAAAAAGAAGAAGGGCCGGTAGGTCGTGAGCGTCGCGGTGGTGACAGTCGCGTCCAAGGGCCTGCCGGTGATCGACGTCACGGCGACGTTCCCGAAGCTGGGCATGCCGGTGACGGAGGCGCTGAACGGCCGCGGCATTCCGGTGACCAAGGTCGCCAGCGGCGGCATCCCGGTGACGTTCGTGGTGGTTTCCACGACTGGAGGCAATCCGAAGTGAAGCAGCTCGAGCTGGAAGAAGTTGAGCCGGGCAGGTGGCGGGTCAGGAAGTTCCGACCGAACCCGCTGCACGCCCGGTCGCCGCTGCCGCGACCGATGATCATCAGCGACATCATGGACCCGGTCGAGCAGGTCGATGGCCGGTTCTACACGAGCAAGAGCGCCTTTCGGAAGGTTGGGCGCAGCCTCGGCCTGATCGAAGTCGGCAACGAGAAGTTCAAGCCGCGGACGCGCCCATCGCAGACGCGGGCCGCCAAGGAGGCGCGGCAGGCTTCGATCAAGAAGGCAGTCGAGATGGTCCGCGCCGGTAACATAAATCACAAATCACGGTCAAACAGACCGTAAACTCGGGGAATAATCATGTCAGATACAAGCGTTACGACAACGCCACCCTTACCCGCACCGGCCGCTACTCCGGCACCGGCGCACGAGGTGCCGATCAATCCCAATCCGGTCAACAGCCCCAACCCGGTCGGCTCGCAGGCGCCCGAGAAGCCGACATCCGGCTCGGATGGCCGCCGCGAGGCGATCCAGCGCGCCTTCGACCGCGCCAGCGGCACCGCACCTAAAGCGGCGCCGCCGCGGCAGCCGCCGGTTAAGGCCGCTGACGCCCGGCCGGGCCACAACAACCCGCCCGATGAGATGCCGCCCGAAAAGATCGATTTGCGCCGCCGGCCGGACGACCAGCCGCGCGATCGCGGCCGGTTTGCGCCGCGCAACCCCTCAGAGGTTGGTGCAACCTCTCAGGGGTTTTCGCCCGGCGCACAGAACACACAAGGCGCCTATGCGCCGCACGGTGCAAATGCGCAGGCTCGACCCGCTGTTGCACCGCTGCCGGCGCACGCGCCCTACGCGGCGGCGCCGGCCCGGTTTGCCGAGCGCGCCAAGGCGGAGTGGGCGGCTGCGCCCGAGAGCATCCGCGGCGAGGTTCACCGGATGCAGGAGGAGTTCGTAAAAGCTTACAGGGTCTACAAAAACGACTTCGACGAGATGTCGAAGATCCGGCACTTCCACAAGATGGCGACCGACCACGGCACCGACCTGAACACGGCGCTGACCAATTACGTCGGCATGGAAAACAAGCTGCGCGCCGACCCGATCGCCGGGCTGGACATGATCGTCAATAACCTGAACCTGCGCACCCCGGACGGCCAGCGCATCGGCTTTCGCGACATCGCCTACCACGTCTTGAGCCAGTCCCCGGACCAGCTCCGGCAGCTGCAGATGGGCAACCAGCAGCAGGCGGCCTCCCAGCAGATCGGGGCGCTGCACCAGCAGATCCAGCACTTGCAGCAGACCGTGCAGCAGATGCATACTAACCAGCAGTTCGTACAGGTTCGGTCGGAGATCGACAATTTTGCCGACAGCCACCCGCGGCTGGACGAACTAGGGGAGGCGATCAAGCGCGAAGTCGCGCTCGGCTTCCCGCTTCACGAAGCCTACCGGCGGGCAGACCTGCTCTACCCGACCACCCGCGCGGCTCAGACCCGCAACCCATCGGCTCAGACCCGACCCGTTGACCGCTCGATTTCCGGCACCCGCGATGGTGGCCCCTCAAACGGGACTTCGCGACCGAGACAAGCCAGCGCGTCACCCCGTGAGGCCGTCGCCAACGCGATCAGACGCGTCAACGGCGCCTTGTAGTCATCTGAACCCATGGAGCGGCTCCAATGCCCAACGTAACGACTAATGCGGCCTACCAGCAAATCTTGTCGATGGCGATCGAGGACCGATCGTCAGGCTACCAAGACCTCGTCAGCAACAACAACGCGTTGTTGGCGGTGATGCGCAGGAAAGGACTTTGGCAAACCTATAGCGGTCCGAAGATCCGGCAGACGCTGCAGATCGGAAAACAATCCGCGCAATGGTACAGCGGCTACGATCAGCTGCTCAATCCCGCGATCGATTTGTTCAATGACGCGTTTTTCGACCCGAAGATGTGCGTCATTCCGATCATCCTGTCGTACCAAGAGATCCTCAACAACTCCGGCGACAACCAGCTGATGGATGTCTACGAGAGCTACATCGCCGCGGCCGAGAAAGGCCTTGAGGATGCGATGGACGCCGGCATCTACTCGGACGGCACTGCCAACGGCAACAAGCAGATCACCGGGCTCGCCACCGCGATCCCGATCACCAACACCAGTGGCGTCTACGGCGGCATCGATCGCGCCAACGCCCTGATCTGGCGCACCCAGACCTACGACGCCAACAGCTTCCTCGCCGGCTCGACGCAAGTCAGTTCGACGACGGTGCGCCCGATGCTCAATTACGTCATGACCAAGCAGAGCCGCGGCCGCGACTACGCGGATCTCCTGATCATGTCACCGGAGCACTACGCCGCCTACGACGCGGCGACGATCGCGATCCAGCGCCAGCAGAACGAGACGAGCCTCGGCAAGCTGGGCTTTAGCGCGCTCGAATACATCGGCGGCGGCAAGCGGGCCGAGATCGTGCTCGATGGCGGCATCGGGTCCAACATGCCGGCCAATACAACCTTCGGTATTAACACCGATACGTTCCGGCTGCGCTATCACCCCGAGCGCAACTTCGACAAGTTGTTCGACGGTGACGGTCAGATGCCAATCGACAAGGATGCCATCGCCCAGTTTATTGGCTGGATGGGTGAGCTGACCATGACTAACCCGTTGTTTAACTGGAGAATGTACGACAGCAACCCGGCGGCTTAACCCAACCACCCCCGAGCTGCCGCGTAACCGGGCCGCCGACGTGTAGGTAGTCGCCTTCCTTCCATGAAGGCGGCCCGGACCAATACAACCTGACATGGAAGGACCGTTTTATGGCTACGCCACGAGATCCCGACGAGCTGCTGGTCGTACTGTTCAAGCACCTCGCCACCCAGAACAACGCCAAGACGCTGCAGGAGGGCCGCCCTGTCTTTGACGACGTTGAAGTGTGCGAGATCCGCGCGCCCGGCAACAAGGACGTCAAGGTGTTTCCGGCCAACGCGTTCTCGCGCTGGCTTGATAACCCCTATACGGGGGAGCAGACCAAGCAGACCTACGCGGAGCGGTTTGCGCACCAGTACCGGCAGTTCAAGGCCAGCGCGACGCAGACCAAGAGCGGCACGCCACTCGACTTCGTGCCGTTCCTGTCCGAAGGCCGCAAGGCCGAGCTGCGCGCCCAGAACGTCTACACGGTCGAGCAGCTCGCAGCGATCGAAGGCGTCGAGCTGAAGAACCTCGGTCCCGGCGGCCGCGACATGAAGAACCAAGCCGTGGAGTTCATCGAGGAAACCAAGACCGCGGCGCCGAACATGCAGATGCTGGCGGAGCTGGAGGCGCTCAAAGCGCGCAACGCCATCCTTGAGGAGGACTTCGAACGCCGCAAGCAGCTCGCCGGCAAGGCCGACGACGATAGCGAGTTCGAGGCGATGACGCTGGATCAACTGCGCGAATACATCACCGTCAATTCGGGGCAGGCGCCGCACGGCTCGCTGAACCGCAAGACGTTGACACGCATGGCAGCGAGCGTGCGGCCGGACAAGGCAGCGTGACATGACCCTGTTGACGGTGGTGAAAGACGTCTGCGCGGTGGTCGGCGTCACCGTGCCGACCAGCGTGACGCTCAACATCACCGCCAACCGCACTATGCAGGAAATGCTCGCGCTGGCCAACGAGATGGCGCAGCGCATCAGTTACGACACCCGCGACTGGACGCTGTTCCGCAAGACCCAGACCTTCACCGGCGACGGCGTCAAGACCGGCTTCCCGCTGCCGGCCGACTACAAGCGCATGCTGCTGACGGCGAACGTCTGGCGCTCGACCAGCGCGTCGTACCCGATGCGGTTCGTGCCCGAC